CGCGTCAGCGGGAAATCGGCCTCGCCGCTGTTGTACCAAACCTCAACGCTGTTGGTGCCAAAGAGCCACGCCTCGCGGTGGTCGATAATGAGCGATACCAAACCGTCGGGCGAACCTTCGGCAGAGGCAAAGTCAAGCGGGTCAATGGACGTGCCATCAAGCAGCGCGGTGACCCAAACGCGCTGACTGTTGGGTTCGTTGAAAACGAAATAGCCGTCCAGATATCCAACCGTTACCGCGCCGGGGAAGTCCGGGTCGGTGATCTGCGCAAACGAGTCCGTAGCGGTGTTGTAGATGTATCCGTCTGGATTCGCGGCAATAAAAATCTGTGTGCCGTTGTCCGCCATCGACACCGGGCCGGTGCCCGATATCACGCCAAGCGACGGGTTGCTTTGGTCTTGCAAAAGGATTCGGCTGCCATCTTCCAGCAGCAGAAATGAACCGCTTTCTAACAGCAGGTCGTTGGCGCCTTGCAGGGCGTAGTTGGAATTAAGTTTGTAGAGTTGGTCGCCCGATACAACGTATAGAAAGTTGCCGAGCGTATACAAACCACGAATCGGGCCGGTGCCGACTGTAACGACACGCGTTAAACCGGGGCAGCGTTGCAGGTACGCCGGCTCCTTGCCGCCCTCGGGAATGACCTCGGGGTACAAGTTAATCATCCGATTGTCGGCAGCGTTGACGCTACGTATGACGTAGCTGCTACCCAGAATCGGTGACTTCATTAGAAGTTGCCCGTATAGATATTGAAGCGCGGACGGTTAACCATCAGCGCCGACGGCATCGCCATGACATCGCCGGGGAAGTTGATGCGCTTGAGATCGCGCTTGCTGTACATCGCTATGCGACGTACCTGCTGCGACGGCTCCACGCCAAACTCCGGTGCAATCTCGCACGCAAGGTTGTAGCGGAACGCTCGCAGGTAACCTGGCGGAAAGGCAAGGGTCGTATCAAGCGCAGCAGGCTGGCTCAGTTCCTGTACCGAAACAAAGTGGAACTCCAGCACGCGAGAGGGCACCGGATAGAGATACATCTCAATGTTCGGGTGCGTCGGGTTGTACCAGAGGATTTGCGGGTACGTTGACGTTACGGTCTTGACCGCAATGTTGTTGTACTGCTCTTGGTTAATCATCTTGATGCCATACGACACGTTGGTCGAGGCATCGCGGAAAAAGGTGGCATCGTCCAACTTGACGGGGCGCGAACCGACAAAATCGCCGGTCGGGCCAAGCGTGCGAATGCGCGTGTTGGGCGGCCAGTTGAATACTTGGTCGATAGTGCAGAACACCGAGAGACGCTCGGTACTCCACGATTCGATCATCTGATTAAGCGCTGTAAGGGCGTCCTGTGAGGTGGCCGCCGAGGGGACTTCGCCCTCCGCCAGCATCCCGATCAAACGCAGCGCACCGTTGATCTGGTCCCCAGCGGTGGTAGACATTACTTACTCCCTGCGGCGACGACGCGCCCGTAAAGCATTGCCAGAAGTCTCCGACGCCTCCATTTCTGGAGACGCCGGAGATTCTGAATCATCCGGGTCAGAGGGGTCAAATTCCTCCCACCCATGCTGCATATCTTCCTGCGCCTCAAGCCAAGAAATAGCGACTTTCGTGCCATGCTTGGGATGTTGCAAGTAGATATTTGGCATAGTTACGGCAGCAACCCGTAAGCCTGCAACCGCGACTCAAGCTGACCCACGCGGTCCTGCAAGTTCTTGATGACAGACAGCACCGTGTTGCCTTCGTCCTTACTGGCAAAGCCAAACGGGGTGGTCTGCGTCAAGTCTTGAATCGCAAAGTCCGGCGTAACCGGCGCAGTAAACGTAATCGTCGTCAACTGAGTCGTCAGCGCCGCGCCTTCGGCAACGGGCGTCGTTCCGAAGAAGCCTACGGTGCCGCCTGCTGCGCCAATTACCGCACCGTCAAGTTCCGGGTCGGAAAAGGCAACACCAATCGCCTTTGAATTAGGCATATCAATACCCCTTTAGGTAGTGCCCCCGACAGATTGCTCTGTCGGGGGCGTTGCCATTACGAGATGCGGTAGCAAGTCCAAGTTCCATCGCCCGTTTTGCGAGCGCGGAAATGCCCCGACGTGGCCTCATCGACCTTCATGTTGCCGACTACCGACCAACCCGTACCAACGGCGACCGTTACGTCGTCCGTGGAGGCGTCGATGTTGATAACAAAGAAGTCAAACGCTGCGTTTACCTTTCCGGCAGACGAAACGTAGGCTTCAAGGTCAGCAACCGTCGGCAGCGTCAGATCGCCAGCCGTGCCATTAAAGGTAAACAGACCGTTCGCCAACTGAGCCGCCGTGGCCGTAGCCGCAGCAGTCAAAGCCGTCGGAGCGCCCTGCACAAACAGCAGCGGCTCGCCGACGTTGCCGGCATTGTACTGATACCCACTAGTACCGTTAGGAAGTGCCATGTTGAATTACTCCTGTGAATTAAGGGGATTAGCCCCAGAGGCGCACGGCCATCTGCGGACGGATCACCGAGTAGCCATACAGCACGTCGATACGGCACGGCATACGGTCGTTGTTGATGTCGTACTGACGGACAACGCGCATGGAGATACCGTTGTGGACCTGTCGGCTCGCCATGTCCACGCCCTGCGGCATGAGCAGGTCGGCCGTCGCAAACGCAATCGCGTCACGATGGTACACGAGGTTCTGCGGGTACTGGGTGGAAACGCCGCCGAGGAACGTCACTGCCGCACTGTTCTGCGGGAACGAGTTAACGGTCGCCAAAGCGTGCGCCGAAGTGTAGATCGCCGGAGAGATCTTCACGTTCAAGTACTCGCTTGAGGCGGCGGTGATGTCTTCCGTCACCACGAACTGCTGGAGCGAGCCGGTGGACTCGCGGGTCTGCGGGTTGACCGCAAACACGTTCGCAATGGTAAACACATCGCCCTTCTTGAGGGTTTCGCCCGTCACGCCGTTAAGAGTGATGGTTGAGGCGCCCTGCGTGGACACCGTGCCCTTCACCGAAACGCTGGCCGCAGCGCGGCTGCCGGTCGTGAACTGCTTGATCGACTGCGACATATTGAGTTCGTTGAACCCAAGGATGCCTTCGCCGAACATACCGTTCTTGAACTGCGCCGAGATGGTGCTGACGGGGTTGAACAAGCCCTTCATGCCCTCAATGAGCGCAGCGTTCGCGGCCGGGTTCACGGTCACGTAGCGCGGCGACATCACGGCAGCGGCTTCGTTCAGCTTCTGCTGGGCGGCGAGCAGCACCTGCGTCGAGGACGGGGTGGTGCCGGGGGTGCCGACCGACTGGAAGATGTTGTTGAAGCTGTTCGCCACGTCCGCGTCGATGGACGCCGCAAGCTGCGACATACGCGGCTTGAGAACGCGCTCGGCGAAGTCGTCCAACTGCATCGTCATTTCGGCAGTCGTGAAGTTGACGCCGATGTGCTTCTGCGAAGCGACGGTGAGGGTCGTGAACTGCTCGTTGTCGTCCTGCACCTGGAGGGCGGCACCGTCAGTTACAAGGGCGCGGTCCGGCAGACGGATACGCAGCGTGGTGCCGATCTTGGCGCCTTCCACGGCGTAGCTGTTGTCGTACTGGCGGTTAACATTGCGGGTGATCACAAGGTTGTTCTCGAGAATCTCGAGCGCCTTCCTCGTGATCATGTCGATAGTAAGAAGTGTATTAGCCACGGAATTACTCCTAGTAAATGGTTAACGTCTTTGCGCCGATTCCCACTGCTTGATCTGGCGACGACGTTCGGCCTCAATCCATTCCGACGTACTCATGGCCGTTACCGACCGGGGGTCCGTCGTCTCGTAGGAGCCGTTCGCCGTGCCTCTAGCCGTTACCGGCTTCAGCGGGGGCGGTGCGCTGGTTGTCTTTTTGACTAGCGGATTGTCGGTCAACTTGACCTCAATCTTGCCAATCTCTTTGGCTTGCAAGTACGGCGACAGGCGGGAAATACGTTCTGCTTCGCGGGGGTTGGCGCCTAAATAGTAGGCTACGTCGGGGCCAATCTCGCTTCCTTGAATCGTCTGTGCCATCACGGTCGTGATCGGTAGCGCCGGGTTGTACGCGACTTGTGCAAAGTCGTCGTACTTCTCACGCGCCGCCTCTTCGCGGTCGTAATAGCCGTTCAAGAGTTCGGCCTGTTGCCGCTCGGCTTCCCGCTTGGCAAGCAGTTCTTCGGCCTTACGGAAAGCAAGGGCTTCCGCGTAAGCGTCTGGGTCTGCTTCCCTGTCGGGCAGTTCTGCGGTGGCGTCGGCTTTCGTCGGCGCCTTCAGTGCCTGCTCTCGTTCCCACTTGCGACGTTCCCGTGCAAGTCTTTTGCCTACCATTGCGTCCACCTCTTCTTGAGTGAACGATTTGGCGGGCTTTTCTTCCGGCGTAGCCGCTGCTTCCGCAACAACTTCGGGTTCTGGGGCCGCCGTGACCTCCAGTTCCGGCGCGGCTTCCGCCGCTACTTGCTCAACCAACTGATTTTCGTCAGCCATTTGTGTTCCTTTTGGAACCCTGGTCGTTCGGGCCAGTACGGTTAAAACAATATACTACACGTTGCGTCGGCGCAACGGCATCACGTCAACGCTGCGGTTGATTTCCAACTGCCGTTATAGACGTAAATTTTGTCGTTCGTCGTATCGTAATACATCGGCACGTTGCCGGTTGGAGGCGTAGCAGGAACGCCTGTGGGGACGCCCGCAGCAGCAGGAATCCAGTTAAACCCATTCGTCATGGTTGTTGTGCCAGCGGGAAAACTAACGCGGGGAGCGTTAACAAGCGCAGTGCCGTTTAACTCCATGTCGGCGTAAGCAAACCCAATAGGCGTTGTATTAAAAGTCATAAGTAATCCTTATGGAGCAAGGTACGAAATGGAGAACTGAAGTATGTCACCTGCGGCCCAGGTATACGGCCAAACTCCACGCACTGACTGATTTTGGTAGCCGATGCTGAGTACCGTTTCGCCTGCGCCAATCGCTACTTCACCAATATAGATAAAGTTACCGCTGTTCAGTTTCATGTACGCGCCAATCAAGCGCTGGTTGTAACCCGACGGCGTTCCGGTTGCACTAGCGATTCGAGGCAGCGAAAACGTCCATGCGCCTGTACCGTCGCCATACGTCGTCGTGCTGCCCATCACAAGGCGCATATAGTATTCGACCTTAAAACCGTTGTACGTAACGAGAGACTCAATAGTCCCGTTCCCCAACACGGGGCCGGTGCCTACGGTTTGCGACCACGTTGGGGTATAAACGCGCTGGCGATCCGTAATGAAGCACGCTGCTACGCCGCCTGCGGCAGGACTAATGCTGCTGTTGTCAATCGTCAGCGTATCGAACTGGCAGTTTGCCAGCATCAAACCTTGGCAACCCGTCAGCGACGTAGTGCCGCTGATCGGTACGTTAACGATTGAGCTGTCGGCCATCGTAAAGGTCTGTGTGCCGGGATTTGAGATACGGCCGTTGGCGATCTTGTTGACGACGCACTTATCAAACGTCGGGCCGGTGATAAAGCCGCGACAGAAAAACCCGTCTAGCGTAAACGCGACGGTATTGGTCAAATCGAACTTGCCGTTGGACAACCAGATATTTTGGAAGAATCTAAGGACATTCGTCGGATAGTTTTCGCCTACTTTAATTGCGGCCGTATCAGCAGACGCTGTAATCATGTCCGCTACAAAGTTAGTGACAAACGTGCCGCCGCCCGAAGTCGCTTCGTATTCCAACGCATAAGTCACGTTGTTGGCGGAGCGAACGTTGTTGATGACCTGCGAGAATCCCGTGCTGACGAAGATACCGCGTCCGGTGTAGGTTGCGCCTACCGAATCGAGGTTGAGGTTCTCAAGGCGGCACCGCCCAACCATGTTGATAAGATCGCCGTTGGCGCCTTTTTTAATGGTTGAGGTGCCCTGCATTGAGCCGCCATCGCCCAAAAAACACTGCCCCGTCAGCATCTGCAAGGTGCTGGTGACGAGGTACGTGCCTTTGGGAAAGAAAACGGTGCCGTTAGTTCCCGCCGCCGTAATTGCTGCGTTGATCGCGGCGGTGTCATTAGTCGTTCCGTCGCCAATCGCGCCATAAGATTTGACGTTTACGGCCGAGGACAGCGCAGCTACAGTCGTTCTTTTGGTAACTCCGCTTTGAACAATCGGCGTCAATTCAGCCCCGGTCAACGGCTGGGTAGCCTCCGGTAACTGCGAAATTTTAATCGTGCTCATGTTTTAACCCCAAGGCAACGGTTTTGCCACAGTTGGCGGGTTGATTTTATGCTCAAGATCCTGCGCAAGACGAGCCTCGACGTTTTCCTTGCTAACGCCATAGTCCCACAGCCATTTCAATACCGTTTCCGGCGTCAAATTGCTATATGGCACAAACTCGCCTTCCGGCGGCGGCAGAAAGCACAACGATCCGGTGCTCGCCATATGGCCGTTTTTGGAATCTGAGCAAGACCAATAAATCTTGTTCACCACGTCGGCATGGCTGCCGTACTGCGGAAAACAGTCAAGACGAGTAACCGACCACGTTGCCATTATTTACTCCTTTGAAGCCTCAACCCACGCCTGGGCGGCTTCGTCCCAAGTATACATTTTGGGCGGTTCGCCCGTGCCAGCGTCAGCGGGCATCGGCACCGGAGCCTGCCAGTTGCAGTCGGCATCGAGCGTCCACGACGGGTACGGCTGCGGCGGGATAAAGGCATCCAGCGCGGCATCGTACTTGTAGCCGATCCCGGCGTAGTGCTTG